CCCGGACTATGCCGAGAAGGTGGCGACGTGGGCAGAAAGGTTAAGCAATGCTTGAGAAACTGAAACAATCGCCACTGTTGCGTGCTGCGTGCGGTGGCCCCGTTCGCTACACCGGGCGTATTGACGAAGTGGCGTATTGGTCTCGGAGAATGACGGCTGATGAACGGGCCGTATTGATGTATGAGGGGGTACAGGGCACACTTGATCTTGACATACGTCGTTATCGAGACGCGTACCTGGAAGCTGCGCCGCGCCTGAGAGTAGCAGCGTATCGCCAGAACATAGCGCAGCTTGAGGCAATCCAGGAGCGTCAGCGGTCGTGGCTGGCGAAATACGGATGGAAGCAATAAAGGAGACAACCATGCCAGAAGAAACCGTTTACATGCAGATCGGCAAGGAACTGGAACAACTTCGCCAGAAGATTACCGATAATAAGCCGAATGATCGCAGCGACGCAGACCGAAATTACGCCATTGTACTGACCGACTTACAGAAGGTGGTAGCGTTTTGGATGGCGTATTGCCAGAGAATAGACGAGCAGTGACCTGTGATACGGATGGTGGCAATAAATAGGCTGCGAGGGTAGCACCGTGTCGGAGCAGGCCAAAAACGCCAAAGAATGGTCGCCACAGCAGCGGCAATTTCTTGAGTGGCTGGCGCTTCCTAAAACGCAGCGCAAGCCCGGCACGCAACGGGCACTGGCAAAAGAGTTTGGCGTGGATGAGGCCACACTCTCTGACTGGAAGCGTCTACCCGGTTTTATGGATGAAGTCAACGCCCTGGCACGCGAACTGGTCAAGCATGACATTGCCGATGTTCTGGGCGTCGTGCGCAAGCGCGCCAGAGATGGTGAGCTGGCCTACGTGAATATGGTGCTGGCGATGGCTGGTATGTCGGTTGATGTGGAAGCTGCCGGAAAAGGCCCGGCTGAAGGATACAAGGTTTATGTGGCAAGCGGCGACTTCGACCCTGAAAGTGCATAGTATTCCCGTGTCGCAGCGGCCCTACACCGCCTCCGGGGCTGCCCGGCAGATGTGGGCGTGCAAAGACCGTGAGGTCGTGCTCGAAGGCCCGGCGGGCACGGGGAAGACACGCGCCCTGCTGGAAAAGATGCACTTCTGTGCGCTCAAGTATCCTGGTATGCGGGCGTTGCTGGTGCGAAAAACCCGCGAGAGCCTGACCGAGTCGGCCCTCGTGACTCTGGAAGAAAAGGTGTTGCCGGAACACTCCCCAATTGCTGCAGGAGCCCAGCGCCGCACCCGCAAGAGCTACGACTATCCCAACGGCAGCAGCATTGTGGTCGCGGGGCTCGTCGCCGCTGGTAAAGACCAGCGCGCCAAAGTGATGTCAACAGAATATGACCTGATTGTCATTCCTGAAGCCACTGAGTTGACCGAGCACGACTATGAGCAACTCCTGACTCGCTTGCGTAACGGAGTGATGCCCTACCAGCAACTGCTGGCCGACTGCAACCCTGACGCGCCGACGCATTGGCTGCACCAGCGCTGCGATGCGGGCACGGCCACTGTCTTTTTCTCGCGCCATCAGGACAATCCGACGCTCTACCGCAATGGCGACTGGACGCCCGTCGGCCAGCAGTACGTCAGCGAGGTGCTAGGCGCGCTAACCGGGGTGCGCCGGTCCCGCCTGCTGCTCGGTCAGCGCGCGGCGGCAGAGGGGGCCGTGTATGCTTTCGACCGGGCTCGACACCTTATCGAACCGTTCCCTCTTCCACCCGACTGGCGGCGCATCAGGGCAATCGACTTTGGCTACACAAACCCATTCGTGTGTCAGTGGTGGGCTATCGACCCCGACGGGCGCATGTACCTCTACCGCGAACTGTACCGCACGCAGCGCACGGTCGCCGATCACGCGGCTGATATCAATCGCCTGAGCAAAACCGAACGCATTGAGGCAACGGTGTGTGATCACGACGCCGAAGACCGGGCAACCCTGCGCACGCACGGTATTCACACCATTGCTGCGTACAAGGCGGTCAGTCGGGGCATTCAGGCCGTGGAGCAGCGAATGAGTGTGGCAGGCGACGGCAAGGCGCGCCTGATGCTGCTGAGTGGCGCGCTAACACAGGCCGACCCGCGCCTGGTCGAGGCGAAGCGACCAACCTGCACGGAGCAAGAGTTCGACAGCTACCGCTGGGCGATAGGCAGCGATGGCAGACCGAACAAAGAAGAGCCGGTCAAGGCTGACGATCACGGGATGGACGCGTTGCGCTACGCCGTGGCGTATGTTGACCTGCAGCACATTGACCCCCGCGCCCAGCGCCGCTACACCAGCACGGGAGGCGTCACGCTATGACGACCTTTGCCGACATCAGCGCCACCCAGGCCGCCAATCATATCACGGTCACCGAGGGAATGATGGCCAACCGTCGCTATTACGACGGCGACCACTGGCAACAGGGCGCGGGCTGGATCGGCCCGATGCCCACCGAGACCAGTGCCGAAGCGGCGCTGATGATCAGCCAGATCAAGCGCGGCTTTGTCAGCAAAAACGCCATCAAGGAGACGACACTCCGCCATCTGGCGGGCGTGATCGGCCACGAACCCCGCTGGTCGCTGTCGGTGCGGCGCGCCCTGGCCGACGGCGAAAAGCCCACGGCTGAGGAACAGGAGTTGATCCAGGAGGCCGAGGCGCTACTCAGGGAGTGGTGGGACTGGCGCGGCATCCACCAGATCATCAGTAAGGCGGTCGTCAATCTGTTGCTCAGTGGCCGCGCTCCGCTGCGGCTGTTTGTGCCGGATGCCAACCGCGATGATGAGACCGGCGGCGTGCCTCCCACGCCGCTGCCTGATGCTATCTGGTATGTGTGGTGCGAGGCGCTCAGCCCCACGCAGGCGACGGTGTTTACTGACACCAGCACGATGGCAGACGCGGGCGTCTATCAGTACACGCCGGTCGATCTGGCAGGCGTGCAGCAGACGCAGGTCACCGAACTCACCTACCTGGACGATGACGGGCAGACCGTGCTGCGCGTGCTGCAGGGGAGCACCGAGGCTGACACCCGCCTGCCGCTGGATGGGGGGCTGCTCCTGTACGAGATGGAAGCCGAGCCGCTGATTGGTGAGCAGGTGCGGCAACAGCAAAAGCTGCTCAACCTGGCCCGCACGATGCTGGCCAGAAACGTGGTCGTGGGCGGATTCCTGGAGCGCGTGTTCCTGAATGCCCAAATGCCTGGCACCTGGAGCCGAGACGACAGCACCGGACAGGAGACGTTTACCGCTGAGCAGCCGGTCATCGGCCCTGGCACAACCAACTACGCGGTTGGCGTGCCCGTGTTCGATGACGCGGGCAATGTCACCGGCTATACCACGCCCAGCGTCCAGTATCGTGACCCGGTGCCGGTCACCACGTTCGAGGAGACGTCCCGCAGCGCCTACCGTGGCATTCTGGAAGAGACGCGCCAGCTACACGCGCTGCTGAGTGGCGACGCGGCCCCGTCGGGCGAGAGTCGACGGCAGGCGCTGTTTGATTTCGTGTTGAGCCTGCAAGATACCGCAACGGAGATCGAAGAAGCGCTGCGCTGGCTGCTGGAAACAACACTGAACTTTGCCGCCACCTTCGCAGGCGAGCCAGCGCGCTTCACCGGGCTGCGTGTTAGCGCGACGTGCCGGATTGACGCGGGGCCCATCAGCGAGGCCGACATGCGCGCCCTGGTGGACGTGGTCGGGGCGCGGCTGATGAGCCGCCGCACGGCAATGGCGCGCCTGGGCGTGGACGATGTGGAGCAGGAGCAGCAGCAGATCGACCAGGAACAGGAGCAGGAGCGCGAACAGGCCCGGATGAGCCTGGGCGAGGCGATGCTGCAGTTTGACCGGAATGGAGGAATGACGGATGGCGGATAGTTTTTACATCCTGGGCCGGGGGCCGGGCTACGAGTTGCCGATCAAGCTCACGGATAGTGGTGAGTCGTTGAGTGATGGCACGGCGCTCTACACCATTGGCGCGGGGCTGAATGCCGACGCCCGCCAGGGCGCGTTGGCGAGTATCGAGATCACGTTGAGCGCCACGCCAGGCACAGTCACCACGGTCACGATCCCTGACACGGCGCGGGGTATCCGGCTCTATCCTCGCAGCAACGCGATCCGCTTTGCGATTGGTGAGGACCCGGCGGCGGTGGCAACGAGTAGCAGCACCACTATCGCGGCATCTGCGCTGGCTGTCGGTGGCATTGCAAAGGCCGATACCTGGGAGGTTCGACTGTTGGAAGCAGGTAGTAGTCGCACCGTGCGGCTGCGCAGCACAACAGCATCGGTCGTCGTTGATCTGGAGGTCTTCTGACGTGCGTGGCCTGCCAGCATATGGCGTGCAACGTCGCGCAAACAACCTGGGCGTGCTGCGCCAGCGGGCGACGGGCGGCGGCGGCGCATCGTCCCTACTCACCGGCCTTAGAGTCTACTATAACCTGAATGAACCGAACGGCACCCGCTTTGACAGCGCGGGCACCAACAACCTGACTGATAATGGCGGCGTGGGCTCGACCATTGGCATTCAGGGCAATGCGGCCACGGGTTTTGGTGCCAGTACATTCCTATCAAGCACCAGTGACATCACGCAGATTACTGGAGACTGGACGCTTGCGCTATGGTTTCGTACCGGGGCGGATGTCAATACCAATCAAGCTCTTGTTTCTCGCTTCGATACTGTCCCATATGAGTATCTTGTTTATGTACAGTCGAACACTTTTCGATTTTTGGCGTATGATCCGTCTGCCACACTTATTGACCTGCCCGTAGCATCGAATACAACCTATCTTGGTTTTGCTTGGTACGATGCCACAGCCGGGAAAATCTATGTGCAACTGAACGACGGAGTTGATACCAGTGATACTGTTGGTGTCATAAACACATCAGTCGGGAATACGTTTCGCGTGGGACAGCGTGGGGATACCTCGCTGCCCTGGCTCGGTGATTGGATCGATGAGATAGGTATCTGGGGCCGTGTGCTCACGCCTGCCGAGCGCACGCAAATCTACAATGGAGGGGCGGGCATTACCTTCCCCTTTGTATAGGAGGTAGAACCAATGGCAGTACAGCACATTTCAATCG